TCCATAGGAAGACAGTCCCATGATTTTTCCATTTTCATGAACTCCTTGACCAATTAAAGTTGTTGCAGTTTCGTAAAGTTGGGTTATACCCATACTACTATCACATCTTAAATCACATCTATATTCTTTTAATTTATTGTGTATATCTAAATCATATAACTTTTCTATTCCAAAATTTTTATATATGTCTTGAGTATTGTATTCTTTATCAATATAAATTATGCTTTCTACTTCAAATATTTTTTCATCTTGGGTTCCGTTTCTATCTATTACAAATACAAGAGACTCATCAAATTTACTTTTCTCAAATGATAGAACTGCATGAGATTTATGATGTTCTTTATCATTTATATAAATTTGACAATCAAATGCTTTTTGTATCCAAGGTGCCAGAGTATTTTCAATATAAGGGTCATTAACTATATTTGAGTTAATGAGTGCTACATCTACTTTGAAATCATTTTTTAAAAGTTGAGATATTCCTTTTACGATTCCAGAGTCTCTTTTTAAACCAGATAATCTTTCTTCCTTTAAAAAATATTCTAATTTATTGTCAACAAAATATGCAATACTAGCATCATGAGATGCTAAAACTGATAGTACATTCATTATTAAATTTTTTTATTCTTCCTTTTTTTTCTTTGCACCAATATTATATTTTGTCTCTAATATCCAATCTCCTTTGTCTTTAAAAGATAAAACTTTAATTTGATTTAGTGGAGCGATATCTTGTATTCTCACTACATCGACCACACCAACCAATCCCCAATCAGCAAGAAGCTGAGCAATACGGTTGCGACGCTGAACATCATTAGAAGTAAGATTAGCGTGTTTTCCATCAAGAGCAAAAAGTTCTTTAAAGTGGACAAGATAATACCTCCCTTGCTTATGCAGTATATGACAACTTTGATATATTTTCTTTTCTTTTCTACTTGCTACACCAATTCTTGTGAGAGTTTCTCTGACTTTCAGGAAATCATCTGGTTCATTTAATGTTACCTCCACCATCTGGTCAGGAGACCATGTAACGACAGGTTCTTTAACAACACTCATTTCGCTCCTCCAGTATCAAATTTAGATTTTATAAAGTTGAGTTGTTTTTTTGTCAGAATTTTTAAAGCTTGTTTTGCTTTCTCGTTACTATAACCATAATAACGTTTTACATAATCAAGGTCTTTAATCATATCCTTACGAAGCCAAGGAGAGAATCTCTTCTTAGTTCTGAGGGTATTTATATAAAAATCGTATTGCATTCGCTTTGGTAAGAAATTATACCTATTCATTTCATTCGCAAAAAGGATAGCATCTAAGTGTCCTGAGAAACAACGATTGATTATATAAGGTGGATAATCTTTCTCTATGGAGGGGTCTTCATCTATTAAATTTTTCTTTGTTTGGTTAATTGAGTTCAACCAGTCTTTTAGTTCCATCTTCATTATCAAAATAATTTTCACAAGAGCAAACAAGATTACGATCCCCGTAAACATTGTCGATTCGTGATATCGCTGGCCAAAACTTATTAGTTTGATTGGCGGGATATGCTGCCTCTTCACGACTATAATTATACTCCCATTTGTCCGAACTTACAACCCTTGCAGTGTGAGGTGAGTTTTTCAAGATATCTTTATTCTTGTCAATCTCTCTTCGGATACTTACCATTGCTGCACCAAATCTTTCAAGTTCATATAAAGATTCACTTTCAGTTGGTTCAACCATTACTGTTCCTGTAACTGGCCAAGATAATGTCGGTGCATGAAAACCATAGTCCATCAATCTCTTTGCTACATCTTCAGCACTAATACCATCAAAGTGTCTGACATCAAAGATACATTCGTGTGCAACTCTTCCATTATTACCTTTATATAATACTTTAAAGAATGGTTCAATACGATGAACTAACCAGTTTGCTGTAAGTTAAGATATTTCACTTGCCTTTCTTAATCCATCAGCACCCATCATTCTTATGTACATCCAACTGATTGGGAGTATAGATGCACTACCTTGAATTGCTGCTGATACACGATGATTCATAAAAGGGACAAGATGTTCTGCGACACCAATCGGACCAACACCAGGACCGCCACCACCGTGAGGAATACAGAATGTTTTATGTAAGTTCATATGGCATACATCAATACCATATTCACAAGGTTTTGCTAATCCAACTTGAGCATTTAAATTTGCACCATCAAGGTAAACTTGTCCACCATTTTCATGAACAATTCTACAGATATCTTTAATAGTTGGTTCAAATACACCGTGAGTTGATGGATATGTAATCATAATACAAGACAACTCAAATGTATTCATTATTGCTTGCTTTTCTAAATCTTTTAAATCAATATTACCCTCTTCATCACATTTAACAGGAACAATTTTCATACCTGCCATTACTGCTGATGCAGGATTTGTTCCGTGAGCACTTGTAGGAATTAAACAAACATTCCTCTTGAAATCACCACGACTTTTGTGGTATTCTTGTATTGCTAGAAGACCTGCATACTCACCCTGTGAACCTGCATTTGGTTGTAATGATATGTCAGCAAATCCTGTTATATCACATAACCATTCCTCTAAATCAAATATAATTTTTTGATATCCTAGAGTTTGATCATCTGGTACAAATGGATGCATATTAGAAAACTCAGACCAAGATACAGGCATTAACTCTGATGCTGCGTTGAGTTTCATAGTACAACTACCTAATGGTATCATACCATTTACAAGAGAAAAATCTTTTTGAACTAATTCATTAATGTATCTCATCATGTTAGTTTCACTTTGATACTTAGTAAATACTTCTTGTTGTAACCAAGGTTTCTTTCTCATCGGTGTAGAAAGCCATTCATACTTTTTACTAATATCAGTAATCTTAAAAGGAATATCATCATATTGTGAATGAACAATTAATAATATTTCTTCTAAAGTTGTAAGTTCATCTAATGATAAAATAGTCCAACCATCTTCATAACGAACATTAAAATCTTGTATAGTTTTTTTACCCTTAAATCTAACAGTATCAAACCCTTCTGATTCATCAACTTCTAGACCGCACCATTTCAATGCTAATAATAACGTTTGTCTATATCTTAATACTCTGGTTGCTATTTTTTTCAGACCTTCCGCACCGTGGTAAGCAGCGTAAAAACCTGCCATATTGGCGAGGAGTGCTTGAGCAGTGCATATATTGGACGTTGCTTTGTCTCGTCTTATGTGTTGTTCCCTTGTTTGCAATGCTAGCCGTAGTGCTTTATTACCTTGACTATCTACCGACTGCCCTACAATACGTCCAGGAATCTTACGTTTATATTTCTCAGTGGTTGCAAAGAATGCTGCATGAGGTCCTCCAAAACCCATAGGTATCCGAATCTCTGCATACTACCTACAGCAATATCAAATCCTATCTCTCCTACAGGTTGCATAAGAACCTGACATAGAGGATCTACGATTGCAATCTTCATACATTTGTAAACATCAGCACATCTTAGTAGTCCTTCATGGTATTTCAATCTTCCATTACTATCTGGTAATTGAACTAACAATCCAAATGCATTTGCAAATTCTTCTAGTGCGATTGTTGTATCTAAATCAATTTTAATTATATTAATATCAAGTGGTTTTGCTCTTGTTTTTAAAACATCTAATGTTTGTGGAAATATTTTACTATCAACTATAAAATCTTTTTTCTTACTCTGACTATGTGCTAGTAACATCGCTTCGGCAGCTGCAGTTCCTTCATCTAATAAAGATGCGTTTGCTATGGGTAATCCAGTAAGCTCTGTAATCAGTGTTTGATAGTTAAATAATGCTTCTAATCTTCCCTGAGATATCTCTGCCTGATATGGAGTATATGATGTATACCAAGCAGGATTTTCAAATACATTTCTTAAAATTACTGGGGGTGTGATTGTTCCATAATATCCCTGTCCAATTAAACTTCTCTTAACAATATTATGTTCAGAAATTTCTTTTAATTCTGTAAGTGCTTCTTGTTCACTACAACCTTCTGGTAAGTTACTATCACCACGAAGTAGTATAGAATCTGGAACAATTTCTCTTACCAATTCGTCAATGGTAGATAGACCTAAATCAGCAAGCATTTTCCGTTGCTCTGACTCTGAAGGTCCAATATGACGTTTTAAAAATTCTGACATACTATCCGCTAATCATATCTTCATCCATACTTTTATTTCGGATGATAATTGTATTACTATCATAATCAGGATAAAATTCAATGATATCCTCGTTGTCCCAACACATCTCTTCATATAACATATTAAGTTTTATCATGTCTTGGTACATGTCTGATGGTCTTTCTTCCATTAAAATACTCCTATATTGTAATTGAAGAGAAGTAACTCTTTTCTCATTTTTTGATTTCTCATATACTCTCCGACTGAACGCATTGTATATGTCAAATCAAATTCAGCACAATTCCAATCCTTAAATCGATCTTTAACTAATTGGTCTGAATTGTAACTTATAATCATCTCTGAATTATATATTTCACAATTTTTTGCAAAGTCATCGTGGTCAAATTTTTTGTGTATAGAACCCTTCTTACCATACAAATTATCCTTAATGTCGTATGGTGGGTCAAGATATACAAAGGTTTTTTCTTTATCTCCTAACAAAACTTTATAGTCAACATTTGTAATATACCAATTACTAATTAACTTACTGTAAACTGGTAACTTATCAATACCTCTCATTGAGAAGTTTGCATCACTCGCTTGTTCTGAAAATGATGATGATTCAGTAAGACCACTAAAAGAACATTTGTTAATAATATAAAAACAAACTGCACGGTCTTTATCTGTAACATCAAGGTCATATAATTTTTCCTTTGCATCCTCAAATAATCCTCTTGCTGAACCACGGTCAGGGTATCTTGATTTTAGTTGTTGTAA